CCCCCCCTGCAAGAGCCATCTCCAGATATGCAACAGGTTCAGACCGGGCACCCCATGTTTGTATCCGATGGGGAGCAGACAGAACCCGATAGTGATATCGTCGTGCGACGAGGAAGATCCAATGAAACCATGCAATCTACCGGTTCCATCCGTGGAGCTCGAAGACCAGATAATACACGACATAGACGACTTGCTCAGCGAGAGCGATCAAGAGGACGAGACAACCCTATGCCGTCCAGAAGACGACCGGGTGCTCGCCAGCGTGCCCAAACACGAAGAAAGATGGCGAAGAAGCACAACGCCATGGCACCTGGAAGGGCTAGCCGCAATGAGCCAGCAGGAGCTGACGAAGGAAGGGAATCTATGTCTATGGAAGATGCCGTACACGCATGCACCCACAAGCCGGGCACACGTCTTGGGCGTCCAAACTCTTTTAGGCTGTCGTGCCGGAGAGTTTTCCTCACGTACTCTCAAGTTCCCGACGGATGGAATCCTCAATCACTGTTGGACCGTCTTGAGGAACTGGGAGCTAAATACCGCATCGGTCGTGAACTACACCAGGATGGAGGCGTTCATTATCACGCTTACGTCGACTTCGTCAACAAGAGAGATTTCGGACGAGCCGATTACTTCGACATTGATGGACATCATCCAAACATACGCTCTATATGGAAGACACCTGAGTACGTATTTGATTACGCCGGGAAAGACGGAGATATTGTCGCGTGCACAACCGAACGTCCAGACCCCATTAAAGGTGCTTCTGCTCGACAGGAAGCTTGGGGACCTGTGCACTCTCTCGAACGCTCAGAAGAGGTTTATGAGGCTATCAGTAAGATTGATCCACGAGCTGCAATCTTATCGTTCCCGGCGATCTCTCAGTTCATGGACAGAAAAGAGAAACAGTTTAGACGATCCAAGGTACGCCCATATGAGAACCCACCTGGGCTCGTCATCAACTGGGAGGAATATCCGGAACTCAGACACTGGGTCCTCGGATCTTTGCCGAACGGAGCGGATAGGATTAGACGCTTCTCCCGTCCGGGGTGGGAGTACACCAGAGAACTCGAAGCCGAGGATAAGCTTCACGTTCCCAGGAGAGTCAGAGGAGGACGAGTAAAATCTCTCATCCTCTGGGGACCAACGCAACTTGGCAAAACAATTGCAGCAAGAGCGTTCGGTCGTCACGGGTATATGTGTCTCAACTTCAACCTCGAAAAATTATTGGATTTGGACATCAATACACTCGAATATGTAATATGGGACGATATATCATGGAGTTCTTCTGGACTTAACAACGACCAATACAAGGGATGGTTCGGTTGCCAGAAGGAACTTGACGTGAGTGATAAATATTTACACAAACATACCATCACTTGGGGTAAACCGGTTGTGTTCAACACGAATCACAACCCTGAATTTGGAATATCGCACGTGGATATGGACTGGCTCAATGGTAACTGTATTACGATTGGTGTTAGAGAAGGAGTACCAATAGCCACGTGTGATTTAGTCTACGAGACAGAAGAAGAAGAATAAAAACCAAAGTATATATTTTCTTACAATAGCAAATGAGTTTAGAGCTGCGATATCCATGTAACCTGTCCATACGCGCCAACACTTGCGTCGTAAACGAACGCAACCGCATTCTTCGGAGCTATAGCTATGATGCCAGCAGAACCACCAGGCGAAGGCACTTGTGTAACAGATGCACCGTTCACCGTGGCGGGAGACGCCGTAGACGTTAAACCATACGCAGAGAACATAATGAGACCATTTTGTGTAGACGTCCCTATGCCGGTAGGGTAGACCATACCGACACACTGTGTATTGGTACCGGACACTAGAAACGCGGAATATGTGACATAATTCGAGTCGGCGACCCAGACGTCGTTGTTTCCGGTGGCAGACAAATCACACCACGGGTAACTAGATGTGTTACCCCTGTTGAAAGACACGAGCGTGTTGCTGCCGTTCTGGCTGCTAACCTGGTTAGCGCTCTTCTGAACCCATCCTGATGGTACGAGCCCATCGAATAATTCCAGCCAGATTCGGTTCCGGTCAGCCTGACCGACCGACGTAGTAATGGTGCGAGTGATTGTCGCACTCGGGTTGCCCCAACTGACCGGAGAGGTGTACAACGGCATTGCAGGAACACCTATCATCTTGGATGTCAGCGGCAGTGAGTTGGGATCAGTCGCAGTCCTCAGCGCCAACGCAGGAGCGACAGACCCGGACTTTGAGCCGGCGAATTGTTTTTGTTCGCCGTCCATCATGGTGTACAGCACAGTGTTGGATGCCATGTCAAACATGACAAAACATCCCCGACTTGGTGCATATTTCATAACAGACAAATTGAGTCCATTGACGTCAACAGTACCATCCGCGTTGCGAGGTATTGTCGTACTACGAGAAACATATGCACTCGTAGAGTCCAAATAGTCGAAGACTGCATTTCTCGTGACGAGCCCCCATGTCGACCCCCACTTGAGGTAGACATTAGTAGTATCGACAGTTACAACACCCATAAGAATATTGGTGCTGTCAATGGTCGTGTTCTCTGAGTAGTACTGGCCGCCTGATGTAACCATACTACACGCTGCGTCTCCATCGTCAACAAAATTGGTTGACCACCAGTAATTTTGATCGCTTGTGTCGTATCCGAAATATCCAGATCCGCCAGACAGCGATGCTGCGTCGGTGGCGGTGTAATAACGCCTTGACCAACGCCCAGGGCAGACACCGTCAAGGAAGACTGTGCCTGGAACAGATACAATAGCAGGCACGTCATAATATGGCGACCTGTATCTGTTTGTATCATAGTCATGTGCGACGTATCCAATACTCGCTCTGCTCGATGTGACAGCAGTACCCAGCATATCTGGTTTAGTAGTGTTATAGACAGGAGCAGTGGGAGCCCCTGTGGCTGGGTCTGACACCGGAGGGGTCGGATTTGGTGTAGTGGGCACCCCAGATCCACCACCCCCCTAAGCATCCTTGAATGCAAGTTCAATCTTGACCTTGAGCTGTTCGACAGGGCCTAGAGCCGTCGGGATGTTGACTTTCTCAACCCACGGGGATCCTTCTCGCCACATAACGAGAAAGTAGTTCCCTCCCTTCAGGTCCGTTCCGTTACGTTGAACGAAATCCCACTCTTGACCGATCGGGAGATGAAGAGACGCGTTGACGCTGCTAGTTCGAACGTCAGAGGCAGCTCCATCAGGAGTGCCTACGTCCATAGACTGAGATCCTACATCAACAGATCCATGGCCCTTCTGGATAAAGGTCCACTGATCCGTGTTGCGTCTGCATGCAGACATGTAATAAGGCAAAGGGACTGCAGTTGAAGGCACTGCAGCTCCAATCTTAGGAGCACCAGTCAACGCAGTAAGCGAAGAGGCGCACAAGGGCCCATCGCTAACAGGTTTGTACAACCCAATGTATGACATGTCAACAAGAGTGGGTTGACTGTATGCGTTTTGATTCTGTTGATCGTTCTTGCGACGAACGACGGCCCAGTGATACGACAAGTCTGCCGTGACATTCATCAAAAACCCAGTGATAGACACGCTTATATAAAGCGCATTAATACGTTGTCCTTGTCTGTATCCTGGTTGAATACTAGACCCCGGTTGAGACAAAGTGCAAAGATTAAATATCATGCACTGTGACGGACTGTCGACGAATGTTTGTGACCCGGCAGCACCGGATCCATAGTCGTTGAGGCCGATCAACCTAAAGCCGGTGGTAGAAGCGGCTTGATCCTCGCCAGTCATAACAATGATAGCAGACGAATACTGCGTCTCAATGTTCTTGTTGATTTGCTTAGACGTCGACTGGTCAACAAGTCTAGCAATCCGGAGCATTTCATCGGCATCATAGCCTTTGAAACCGTACTTGTCGCGATTCTTTTTCACACCGCCACCGTACTTGGTACCCAGAGAACCCTTTTTAGGCAAGGCTCCACTGGATTGGGCGTCAGCCTTTCGTTTTGCGGGCATCCTAAACGAGGTGTCAGCACTTACTCTCGTACCATCTGCAATACCGTCCTCCGAGGAACACCAGATGCTTCAAGTTCCCACGCAGTAGCGTTCTCTTCACGAGCCGCTTGCCACGTGGCCCAATCCACAGAACGTAACCCTCTCATGATACGATCTTGATTGAACTGCTTGAAGTCGCGCACAACTGAGAGATGCTTCAACGAGGTATTTTTCTTAGAAGGCATACCTGTAATAGGGACTCTCGTAACGAGTCTTGTTTTGATTGATAACGTTGCTCCTTACGGCGCGTTCGTGATCTGTCAAACCTTTCCACCACTTCTCGTGTTGGTACGATCTTTGCTGCCGCGTCAGATAGTCTGAGTACCTCTCAGCCTCTTCTTCAGCGTCTGATATGGAGTAGTACTCAATTTTTGCGACCCAAAGAGGATATCTTTGTGCGTAAAGGATGTCGTTCACTTATTGGTGAGACAGCGTCTTGTTGGACGGTCTCTTCCAAAGTGATGGGTTCCCCACGACTTAAGTAGTCACCGAGACGCGTCGAGCTTGGCGGTTCGAACGCGTTTCTCCTTATGTCGGCTAGTCTCGATTGGTTAACCGATGCCTGTAGGCTGGCCAACAATCGTGAGACAGTCGCAATTTCTTGATAAAGCCTGTTAGTCTCCACAAGACACGTATTCACTCTTGCTTGGAGGTAATTTATGATCGGATCCATTTAGAGACCAATCAAGATGCAAACATAGACGTCGGCACAGATATCCCAGGAATCAAAGTGAGACCCGACGAGGCGCATGGGGATGCGCCTTTTATGCTATTGGTCATGTTTCTCATACCCGAATCCATGACGACGTGGCTTATGCAGGGCGAGAATATCTTGCCTTTTTGTAGTAAGGCGTATCTTGGCTCTCGTCGTAATTCTTGTTTTCTTACACCGCCTTTTCAGCCACTTACGCGTACATGTTGACCAGTACGCGGAGCCATCGACTTCCACCTGTCGTCTCGGCTAACCTGCCCATACAGGTTATTTTTTGTAGTGGAAGTGTTCCACTTCCACCGCGAAACCATATAGTATTATAAAAATGGTTTCGCGGTGGAAGCACGTGACGTGCTTCTTCATAGAGTACATATAACTCCATTGTCCCATAGTCTACACAGGCACATACTTGCTCAAGACAAAACGTAACCGCAAGACAGTCTACATCGGCCATCACCATCAGTGACTTCTACTGTCCCTATTTTATTATGTCACCTCGACAATGGAATTCATCGACCAAGGAGATGAATGCAATGACCCACCTGAATCGGTCGGCAGCTACGATCTCGAGGATCAGTTCATCAATGACGCCTCCGACACTGAAGAAGAAGTATCCCACCATAGGGAGCTGCTCAACCTGCACATGGCTGCAGAGCGAGCAGCACCTGAGTTCATGCCGAGGGACAGCATGCCCCCCCTGCAAGAGCCATCTCCAGATATGCAACAGGTTCAGACCGGGCACCCCATGTTTGTATCCGATGGGGAGCAGACAGAACCCGATAGTGATATCGTCGTGCGACGAGGAAGATCCAATGAAA